TAATCTTCAAAAAAGGATCTCTCTAATTTATAGACAGATTGCCATGTAGTTATAGTAACGGGATACTCATTGGTTTTTTCTTTTCCAGAATAAATCTTGTGACACCATGACTCAGCATCCCATCCGTATTCCTCAAAATCCTTATACATCTGCTCTACAAGAGATGTCGTTGGAACAACTAACAATATTTTTTGCCCTTTATCAACATAATATCTTACGAGAGAATAAATCATCAAGGATTTGCCTGAAGCAGTTGGTGATATCAATAGCTTTCTATTATGCTTTAGAGCATCATATACTCCCTCTATTTGATATCTCCTCGGACTGTGAGCACATATAGATTTCATATAGTCCTTCACACCCTGATATGATACACCTGAGTTTACCTCAAAAGGTGCTCCATAATAATCATTATTTTCAAACTTAAAAGTATAATCGTGTTTCTTACAAAAATCTATTATCTTATCTAAAAGACCAACGTATATTTTTTTAGATCGTAAATCGAATAGATGTATCTCTCCATTCCAATTACGATTTCTATATTGAGGCATAAACTTGGCCCCTTCCACTTCAAAAGTAAAGTGGTCACGTAGTTCATAATCAATGTGGGGTTGGTCTGTGTTTACCTTTAAAAATACTTCGTTTGATTTAGAAATAACGAGGTTAGCAGACGTATCAATCACATAGATCTATTCATCTGTTAATATTTATTAACCTATGTCAACCTAATCCTGAATTAAATCTCATAAATTCTATTGCATTTTTAATCTGATAAGTTCTATTTTGTATGACCTTAAGAATGCTTTCAAGATATACTAACATCGTATCATAGTAATCAATCTTTAAACAAGCTGAAGATAATTTTTCATCTGCATCGAGATACTTCTGCATGGTATCTTTATCTCTTATTTTTTTCGGAAAAGGATTCTCCACATACACATCTGGATCTGCTTTCCCACTAAAATACTCATACCGTTCATGACGGATATTTTTTCTTTGCTGTTCTGCTTTCTTTCTTAGTAAAAAAATTGTATTATATAATCCAAAATATTTTGCATGAAGAGAGGGGATGTTTAATGATTCTTCGTGTAGATTATCTCTATCTATTTCTGCATCTTTTTCCCACATCTCTTGAATTGAATCAAGATCAATGCTCATAGTTTATTGCCAGATAAATCAGTGATTGTATAAGTAGTATACTTGAATGATGCCTCTGCTGTAAAGTAGTTTATATCCTCAGACGTAGCATCAAAGTTTAAAGTTGAAAGTTGATATGGAAATAAGTCTTTAAAATTAACTTTAAAATTAGGATTCTCCGAACTGGTTAAAATTTGCAAAGTGCCATCAGAGAAAAAATTTAAACTAGAATTTCTTGGTTGTTCTAAATCTGCATTTGAATTTTGAAAATCAAAAGCATCTTGCAATGTATCAGAATATCCAATTGACCTTATCCAATTTTGTAACTCACTATAATTTTCTAAGTTTTCATCAACGAGAAAAGTTAGATTAAAATCTTCAAAAGTAACTTTATCACCTGGTAATGGAAGATCTCTAAGGTAAGTTGGTTGCTCTGCTATACCCAAATTTACTGAGGGTATATTGGCTTGATTACCAAAGAAAGAAACCTTAGGTGCTCTGGTCAGAGAAAATTTAAATCCAGTAGGAGATAAAAAATTTCTATTTTTTATTTGTTTGTCGAATATACTAGCCATTAAAAGAACTCGCTCTTTCTATAAATCGTGAAAAGTTTTTTCTAATTACCCTTTGTGTATTGTCATTCATGTCATCCACAAATTTTTTAGATGCGGCAACCATAGAATCAATGGAAGGACCGTCTCCTAGATTATCACCAAGAGTTACTTTCATCACAGGATAGACAGAGGCAAATCTGCTATACTTGTCCTCTCCAGTCTCTGCTGGAGTTTGAAAGTCTTGAGAAAGTAAATCATCATCAACAGGAAAAAGTCTTTTATCAAAACCTGCAATAGGGCCACTATCAGTAGCGTCACTTGTATAACCATTATTCCCAACAGACATAGTAGGTGTTTGCTCTTGCATTATAGCACGAGATGCAGCATCTTCAATAAATCTATCAAGGGATTTCATTCGACCTTTTCTAAGTATTTAGGTGACTATGAGATCTTTGCGTGAGGAGCAAAATCTCCTCCAACTTTAAGACCAAGATATAAAAGATCCGTCCAAAATTCTGTATTTTGAGAATAATTTTTTAAAGAATCATGAAAAAAATGTAACTCCATTAATTTAGTTTGTGCTATAAATTTTTTACTTTTATAAAGATTCTTAATATACTTTTCAAATTGACTGTAGTTTTGAGTTTTTTTAAAATAAGGTTTCACTACTTTATAATAGTCTTCAAAAGTAGACGATTCTTCAATAAATTCCTCACCAGATTTAGGATATTTATTATGATCATTAACAAAAGTTATGCCAGTGCCTCCCTTGTTTTTTAAAAGTTTTAAAATCATTGCGATGGGTGCTTGTCCTCCTCTTGCACCAGGAGTTGCTTTAATCGCAGTATTGAAATTGAGGTTACCTGCAGCTGATCTAGAACCAGCGTGTCCAATATCAATTTTATATGTCCCATTATCAAATTTTACAGTAGTCGCAATTGCATCACCTTGAAAAATATTATCAACAACAAAGTCGATGTCTGACATTTTATATTTTTCAATCTTAGCTATCTTCATATCACTGGGAGTAATATTAACAAATTTAAGATTGGCAGATTGTTTAGGGGCTATTTTTTTAAGAGACAATCCAACCAATTTTCTTTCCTTAAATAGATTAATCAATATATTATTTAATTCAACAACATTAGAAGTTTTTGGTGTAATATTTTTGTCTATTTTTTCTTTAACTTTATCCATCTGATAAACTGCCCAGATATCTGCAGGATTCCATTCGGTATATTTTTTTACAAGATCTAAAGGTTTAAGATTATTAGCAACAACTTTATTTTTAATATGATTTTCAAAAAATTTTACAAACGTTTGATTGTCATATCTAAATTCATCCCATTTATCACTTTTAAATTTTTTTAAAAATTCTTTTTGTTGTTCATAATAACTGTGAGTCCAATCTTCTATTCTATCATCATCATAGCCTTTAAAAACATCCCTTAATTTGTTCAAAGTATCCTTATCTGCCATAATATCTTCTTTCTTATTAAAAGTTTTATTTTTACGTAAAACTTGATTAAATATAACAGTGGTTCCTTTTTCTTGTACCTCTGTGTTTATTACCTTACCACCTGTGACTGGTTTCTTTTTTTTAAAATTTACATCAAAACTAACATTTTTTCCTCTAACTACTCTTCCAACTTTAATTGTATCCTTTTTAATATCTCCAATAACTCCAAATTGTTTTTGTAAATGTGCTTTTATCTTTTGAATACTGTCTGCTTTAACTTCCGATTTATAAACAACATTAATAACCTTTCCTGTGTTTTTTTTAAAATTTATATCAATAAGATTAACCAGTTTACCACCCTGTAATTGTTTTATTTTTTTATTTAATTCGTCTAGAACTCCATTTGATTTTTCAATTTTATCTCCAACTGATTTTATTGCCATAATCTTTTACAAATATTTAGACAAAAAAAGACTCCCTAAGGAGTCTCTTAAGTTCCGACTTTTGTAGAGACCGCACGAACGATGTCTCAAGTTTATTTATTACATAAAAAAAGAGACTCCCGAAGGAGTCTCTCTGTCTATTTTTGTATGGACAAATATATTTATTTGTCTTACATGAGGTTCTTAACAGCAACACGTCTGTAGTAACGGTTGGAGTTGAGGTGAAGAGCACCTAGACCCTGACTTGTTCCTTCTGCGAATGGGTTTGCGACAATGCCGTAGCGAGTCTTAAATCCAATTTTTGGTTGGAAGGAGTTGTCGTCAACTGCACGTACCATCTGTAGTGGAACGTATGGGCAGTAGAACAGTCCAGCATCATAAGGTGAAGTACCCTTATAACCTACGACGTAGTACTGGTTACCAGGAGTTGTGTTACCTGACTGAGTAGCACCACCGAGGTTTGCAGAATAAGGATCGATGTATACACGATACTTACCTTGTAGAACACCAGCGAATGTGTTACCTGTAGGATCAACCTGTAGGTTAGCATTAAGTGCAGGAGTGTAGTCAAGCACACCAGCCATTGTTAGTGCAGAAGCAACATCAGCAGAACAAAGGATGATGTTACCCTTTCCTCTACGAGTTCTCTGTGCGATTGCGTTTGCATCTCTCTCAATCTGGAATAGAAGTCCTTTGAACTTCTCAACAGACCAACGACCATTACTGTCAACGTCTAAGTCGAAGATACCTGCGGTAGCAACGTTTTGTACAGCACCTTGCTCTGCAACCTTGTAGATAGTTCTGATAACTTCTCTGTTAATTTCAGCAAGTATCTCAGTACTAAGGATGTTAGCAAGTTCTGCTTCTGCATTAAGACCATGAATTGCTTTCAAGTCTTGAGCAAGTTCTAGACTGTACTCTGCCTTGAGTGCTCTGGACTTCGCAGTAACAGTAATCTTCTCGATACTGAATGCCATCTGGTTGAAGGCATCGTTGCCTGTGCCAAATAGGTTCTCAGCATCACCAGTGGCCATACCCTGACCAGTGTTGTATGGTGAAGGTTCTGTAGTAGCAGTACCAACTGGGTTAAGAACAGCAGGGTTGTTACCTGTCTGTGCTGTAGTACCGAAACCAACCTTAGGATCGGTCATACCACCAGTCTTGGTGCTACCAGCAGAGTTACCTGCAAATGCAGTGTCTGCTTCATTGTAGAACGCTTCGGTTCCATCCATGCTCTTATACTTAGATCTCATCGCAAAGATGAGTCCAGTAGGACCAGACATTGGTTGAACACCAGCAAGGTCATATGCGACCAAGTTTGGCATCGAACGTCTAATCAGAGAGATTAGAACTGGGTCGAAACCAGC